TTTCTTCACTATGTTACGGATCATTTCCTGTCTCATTTGTTTCTCGGGTTCGCCATGACGCTCAACCCAACGTTTCTTGTATTTCTCGGGAAGGGAAGAATAGGAATACAGGGCTACATTGCCCTCGCCACCGCCACGGTTGATACTTTCGATGTTACCGCGACGGACATTTTGGTATAAAGTTATATACTTCATCACCGGATTATCTCCTGAAGTAAGCTCTTCACAGGTTACACACAGTATATTATTATAGTATTCCATTTTCCGTTCTGTTATCAGTCCTCCAAATCATTCAAAGGGACATGCCTCTTCAACAGCCGTACTGAAGCCCCAAAGTTCAGTACAACAAAAAGCGCCCAAAGCAAATTGTCTTCACTCACAGAAAATATCAGACAGAAATTCAGACAGAAGTAAAGTACACAAAGGCGCTGCTTCCAGTTCAAGTGTATAAACCAGCGCAGCTGGTCACCGAACAATGCCATCAACTCACTTTTCATCGCTTTCCTTCTTTTCAGGGTTACCACCTACCTTGGTTCCACCGCGCTCGATGGCGAGCTTGCGGATGGAACGGGCCAACTTGCTGTTCTTGCGGAATGCAAGGGAGTGGGAGACCATTTCCCGGGAACAACCCAGCAAACCGGCTATTTTACCCACCTCACTGTATTCTACCACTATTCGTTCTTTCATAATTCGCTGATAAGTTAAATTATTGTAGCGGGCAGTCGCGGACTCGAACCACGGACCATGGCCTCTCCCTTGCGGGAGTTTGGCGTGTTCTACCAACTGAACTAACTGCCCCGGAAATCTATCGGAGTTCTTGTATGGCATCCTCCGGAACACATATCACAGTCCAAACCTGGCCATCTTTCATATAATCGACATTATATTCACGACCGAAAGTACAAATGTTATAGTCCCAGTCGCGGATTACACCATCAATGACTTCACCGTTCCTCTTGGTGATTCTCACACTTTGTCCCTTTTTAAATTTTGCTTCCATTATATCTTCGTTTTAAGTATATCAATATCAATTACATCCAACACGTTAGATGTTCTTAGGCTATTCACGATAAGGGTGGCTAATACTATACTGTTTTCTGCCATCCACCTCTTTGCTTGCCTGACAGCCACTTCCTTGCTGTACCCATCCGGAATAAAAGCCCCCAGATCATTATAACTCCGATCTGTCAATTCAAAATAATACCGTTTCATAACCTTCTATTTTTCTTCTTTTTATATTTCTCATTGTCACCTCAAGCCTTTTTTGTAGCTTTGGGGCGGTGTTCACACTTTGAACACGCTGCAAATATAAGGATAAAATTTTAACCTAAAAACAAATATGGGAGATATTTTGACCATAAAAGATAAAATTCTTGCCTTTTTAAAAGAGAAGGATATAAAAAAAGTAGATTTCTTTGAGGCTACTGGAATACAATCCAGCAACTTCAAGGGAAAAAATATGGCATCACAGCCTGGCGGAGATATGATAGTTAAAGTTTTAACCCTATATCCGGATTTATCTGCTGAATGGCTAATGAGAGGGGAGGGGAATATGCTTAAATCCAATAATACAGATGTCTCCCAAAATTCATATACTATACACCAAGAAATAAGCCAAGACAATAAGCAAGAAATCGAAAAATACAATGCCCCCCCTGAAATTGTGGATAAACTTCTCTCTACAATAAAAGAACAGGCAGAGGAAATAGGGATGCTCAAACAGACAATTACACAACTTAAACAGGACAAGTCGGGGCGTGTTTCAGATGCGGGGAGTTCAACACTTGCAGGTGCCGGATAAAACGAGTTTTATGGGGTGAAGGGGGTAAAAAGTAACAAAACACTGATTTTTAGAGATATGAATTAAAATATAGGGGAGTAAATAAATATTATCAATGTATTATTTGCCCCCTCAAATAGTTTAAAAACAAGCAAAAACAAGTCCTATCTATATTGTATAGATAGACAAATCGCTAAAAAAATAATCCGAAAATGTAAACCCAAGTGTAAACCCTATTAAAACGTTTCGTTTTTGTAATGGAGAAAATGTAAACCCAAGTTGTAAACCCAAGTGTAAACCCTTTCAATTTTTCCGACTGTTCAAACCGTTCAAAGTAAGTAGCAGCCTCCCATTGATGTACTATTACCGACACGAATACAAAAAAAAGCCGCAAAAAGCGGCTTTATAGACGTTCTAAGGCTGTTTCAGCCCTTTCTGGTGCATGTTATCAAGCGAGACTGAATAATCATTGCACGTTTCGTGTATTTGGCAATGTCATCAACCAGTCCAGCATGTAAAAGACTATTCTTGGTGATCCCGACCTGTTTCTCCGTTAGAGTTTCAAAAATGGCCGATATACTACCAAAATAGATGTTCTTTTTCTCAAAAATCAAATGTACATGGATAACTTTACTCATAATATACGGTATTTATTTCATTGCAAATATACCAAATATCATCTATATGGAATAATTTAGATAAAATAAAAAGGAAAAGCGCACCATGCACTCCCCCACTCCACTTGTATAAACCGATCCGTTTGACTATCTTTGTATATGAGGAAAAAGTAAACCATGGAGAGCAATCGACGACAACACTCCGAAATCTCCCCTATCCCACCTTCAATGTAAAGCATTTCATTTGAACGGCGTTCAAACGAGGCTCAAATGTAAGCCCAATGTAAAGCGATGTAAACGCTTCGTTTTTGCAGCCCATTCTCCCCTACTCCACCCTAACACTTTGAAAACCAAAGCAATCATTCATTTTCAGACCGACCACATATTGACACGCTTCGTTTTTCCCCCCTTAACAAGAGGTATGGGCACTCATTGACTCATGCGTAACACCCGCAGCACCGCCCACGGCACCTTTCACTGTCTCACGGTAGGCATCCTCCTCACCTCTCACATGCAGATTCCCGTCAAGCAGTACCGTGTTCAGCCAATAATTGCTGTCATAACGTCCGGAAGGATTCTCATGAAGCGTGATTCCCTCCACATCGGCCAACAACTTACGATACAGACCGCACAGATGCTTATGGTGCGCTATATGCTCATCCACCACCGTCATCTGACCGCGGCCGATTCCCGCACAAATGTTACTCATCCTATAATTATAGCCTATACGCTCATGCTGGTAGTAGGGATAGGACTCACGGGCCTGGGTAGCATAGAACATTATCTCACGTTTGGACTCCTCATCAGGGCAAATCAGGGCACCGCCACCGCTGGTGGTTATCATCTTGTTGCCATTGAAGGAAAGCACACCATATTTGCCAAAAGTTCCGAGGACTTGCCCGTCAAACTTGCTTCCAAAGCCTTCAGCGGCATCCTCTATGACCGGAATACCATATTTATCTGCCACTGACATGATTTGGTCTATCTTGTAGGGCATTCCATACAAAGCCACCGAAACAATCGCTTTGGGTTTCCGCCCGGTCTTACCGATACGCTCCCTGATAGCCTGCTCCAGAAGAACCGGGTCCATGTTCCATGTATCAGCCTCAGAATCCACAAATACCGGAGTGGCACCGAGGTAGGTCACCGGATGGGAAGAGGCACAAAAAGTGAAGCTCTGTACTATCACTTCGTCACCCTGACCAACTCCGCAAGCAAGCAGGGCCAGATGCACAGCGGCAGTACCAGCACTTAAAGCCACCACCTTTTTATCCTGCCCTACAAAACATTCCAAATCCTGCTCGAAGGCATTCACATTCGGGCCGAGCGGAACAACCCAGTTGGTATCAAAGGCTTCTTGTATGAAGCCCATCTCCTTGCCGCTCATGTGGGCGAGGCAAAGATATATTCTCTTATCCATAAAATTACGTGATTTACAAAACTATATTCTTGATAATCTTACACCTATTCCGCCAATACACCATCCGGAATGTATTTTGTGACAACGGAACCAGCACCACTATTCCCAATACTGATTATCAATAGTCCGCAGACTTTCGACGGATGTAATACGGGATAGTCAAAAAGATTATGAATTTCCTCATTATCATCAAACAACGCTTCAATCGGTTCATGATTTGCACCCAATATATCAATGATCACTTTGGCATAACCACTGGTACCATATAAATACAT